GAGCACCCCGAGGACGGCGCTACGTATCTCGAGGTGATGCGCCGGGGCCTGGCCGAGGGCCGCGCGTTCGCGCATTTGCATGCGGCGTCTCAGCGAGCCCTGGGCGGGCCGAGCGTCTCGCCCCAGGTCGCAAAGCCGATTGTTGTGAGGCTGCTCGATGCCGACTGACGACGATGTCGAAGCGATCCTCGACGAGGCCGAGGCCGTCCTGGCCGGCAACGGGATCAGCGGCGTCCGCGCGCATCTGAATCAGCGCGAGCGTCTCGAGATCCGACGCCTGCGCGCCTTCCTGAAACAGCAGGATGAGGAGATCGCGACGCTGCGGTCTGCGGTCGAAGCGCTTGAGATCGCCCACGAGGCGGCGGAGCCCAAGGCGGCCCGAATCCCCAGGCGGAAGGGCAAGCGACGCCTGAGCGCGATCTTCTGCAGCTCAGACACGCACTGGCGCGAGCTGATCGACCTCCCGATTAACAAGCACGATCCGACGGTGGGGCACGAGCGAATCCGCGCCTGCCACGATCAGATGATCGCGAGCCTGAAGCGCAAGGCGCGCGACGCCGAGCTCGTGCACCTGACTTACTGGCAGGGCGGCGACGACCTGGTCAACGGGGACATGCACGACGGCCTGCTCTCCGCATTCGTTGAAGAGACTCCGCTCGAGGAGATGGAGCTCACCTACAAAATGCGCCACCAGGAGCACCAGCACCTGCAGGCGAAGCTCGACCTCCCGGTGCGCGTTGTCGTCTCAGTCTCGAACCACGATCGCGACACGCCGCAGATGCAGGCAGGCCTGGCGGCCAGGCGCAGCTACGACGTCGCAATCGCCCACCGCCTGGCGCGGGACTTCGGGGATTGGGAGTGGCACATCGAGCCCAGCTATTACGCTGTGAGCCAGGTCGGCGAGTTTCGCACCGCGTTCCACCACGGGCACGCGAAGAAGGCGAATGTAAAGACCACGGCCTGCGGCCTTCGCACGCCCCCCTGGCGTTGGCTAGCTGAGATGCAGCAGCACCTGCGATTTCAGCTCTGGGTCCAGGGCCATCGCCATACAGACTCGTTCATGCGCACAAGCTCGATGGCGTTCTCCGAGAATGGCTGCACCTGCGGACCCAACGGCTACAGCTACGACAGCGGGTTCGCCCCGGAACCGCCGAGCCAGAGCCTGATCTACGTCGACCACGAGACGAACACGATCGAGTCGAGGGAGACAATCTTTGCCTAAAGCGCGCAATCGCCGCGACCGCTGCATCCAGGTCATGCGCTGGCTGAAGGAGGAGTTCGACCTTCCCGCCTGCCGATTCGAGTGGATGGAGACGATCGACTGGGAGGAGGGGAAGGGCGAGCAGACGTTTGGGCAAACGCTCGAGGTGCGCGGCAAGCTGACGATTCAGATCAGCCAGGCGGGGTGCCGTACGTACAGCCAGGCCCTTGAGACGACTATCCACGAAGCCGCCCATGTCGCGCTTTGGAACGAGGGCCTGGGCCTGCGGCACGGCGACAAGTTTTGGAGAGTGTACGGGCGGATGATGGATGCCTACGAGCATCACGGTTCTCTGGATAGCCGGACGTACAGGTGGGACTGATGCAGGTTCTCGACGCCGGCAAGATCAAGCGCGTGCATGTGAACCAGCACGTGATCCGCGCAAACCAGAAGAGCGGCGCACGCGATGAGGTGTTTACCGTCAAGTGCGGCGGCAAGACCTACCGCGGCAACGCAGTCGAGATCGACGGCCCCGCAGAGACGGTCTACCGGCCTGATAAGCCGCTTTCCTGCGGAGCTCGCTGCTGGGTCGAGACGCGGTCTGCGCTCACCATTCGCGACTGAGCCCACACCCAGCTCTCACGAGCTCGCGCGATGCCGAAGCGCGCCTCTTCCGCGCAGATCAGCCCCTGGCGAAGGGCCTCCTCCAGGTAGTTCGCGCTGTCCTCGAACTCCTGCAGCAGCTCTGCGAGCGGGTTCCCTTCAAAGGGGTCGTCGTCGCAGAGCCCGCGCTCCTCGCGGCCAGCTCGCCACTTCGCGGCTCTGGTTTGGTCAAATGCGTCCATTGCGCACCTCCCGGAGGGAAGGTTAGGCGTTATTCGCGGCGAGTAAATCGAGGTAATCGCTCCACCGCTGCATCACGCCGACCCGCTGCTTCAAAAACGCGGTGCGGTTGTAGGCTGTACCGTTCGAGTCCTTGACCACGTGACCGACCTGCATCTCGAGGAACCGCTCGTCCTCCTCGAGCTGCTCGGCCGCCATCGTTCTGAACGAAGCTCGCAGGCCGTGCGGGCACTGCACGCCCGCGTAGCCCAGGCGGTTGAAGACCTGTTCGATGGTCATCAGAGACATGTGCTTCTTGTGGTCGCGGGCTCCGGGGAAGATCCACTCGTCGCGGCCCGAATACGGGTACAGCTCTTCCAGCAGCTCAAGCACCTGGCGCGAGAGCGGGACGACCAGGTCGCGCCCCTCCTTCATCCTGGAGCTGGGGATCACCCAGGTGGCCGCGTCGAAATCGACTTCGTCCCAACGCCCCTTACACAGCTCGTTTGGCCGCAGCGCCAGATGGGGCGCGATGAGGGCGGCGATTCTTGTCTGCGGGTAGCTGCGCTTCGGCATGTTCCGCAGAGCTCGCAGGAAGGCACCGAACGCCTTGGGCTCGATGATCGCGGGGAAGTGCTCAGGTTTGGGCGTCGGAAGCTGGGAGCCGATTCCGGTGGCGGGGTTGTGCTCGATCAGGTTCCTGACCTTGGCCAGGGCGAGGATGTTCTCGATGTCGCCCCGGAGCCGCTTGGCGGCCTCGGCCTTTCCGCCAGCGACGGCAATGGCTGCGAGGAAATCGAAGAGCTCGCCGCTGGTGATCTGGTCGACGGGGCGCTCGCCCAGGGCAGGGCGCGTGTGCAGCTCGTACTGAGCTCGCCGCTTGTCGTAGTGGCCAGGCGACCACTCGTGCAGCTGGCGCTGCTTGAACCACTCGTCTGCGATCTCGCCGAACGTGGGCACGTAGACATGCGCGACTTCGCGCGGCCGGGGGTCGATCCCCTGCAAGATCTTGGAGCGCGCTTCGTCTCTCAGCTTTCGCGCTTGCGCCAAACCGACTTCAGGGAAAGCGCCCAGGTCTAGCCTGTGCTGGCTGCCTTTGCGGCGAAAGCGCATCTTCCATCGCTTCGTCCCATTGGGACGCACGAGGATGAAAAGGCCCAGGCTATCGCGGATCGTGTACTCCTTGTCCTGTGCGTATGCCTCTCTCAGTTCTTTCACAGTCAACACGGTTTTCGCCCCCCTTCGAGTGAGTCCCCTGGACCCTAATCGACCTTCAGGGGACTCACCAGGGGACTCGGTTGACGAAAAAAACGCCGTTTCTGTGTTCAAATCGGCACAAACTCATTCAAACCCATGCAGTCTCAGGAATCCGAAAACCCAAATGAAAACGGCCACCTAGGAGAGTTCTTTCAAACTCTAAAAACCTAGGTGGCCGTTCAGGTGGTAGCGGGGGAGGGATTTTTAACCGGCGTGCATCGTCAATGATTTCAGCGGGTTACAAAATCGAAAAGGAAAAAAAGACTCACCTGGGACTCGGGGATTCAAACCCCTGACCAGGCACAGTAACCCCCCCCAAAAAAACGGCTGTTTCTGGGGGGGGTCACTGAGCCTCGAGGGATCAGTTCTCAGTAACCCCCCTCGCAAGCGCACGCTCGGAGCAGGGGGTCACTGAGACAATCAGCCAGCCTTCAGCTCCTCTTCGCCCTCCGCCTGGTGCTCCTCGACCCAGCGGTCCAGGTCGCTGCGGCGCCATGCCACCACGCGCTCTGAGAGCCTGTGGAAGGGCGGGAATTTGCCTTCCTCGACCCACTTGTAGAGCGTGTTGCGATGCACGCCTCCGGCGATTCTGAGGGCTTCTGGGAGCCTTACGAAGAAGTCGATCTCATTGGGGTCCATCGTGTGCCTTTTGTGTGATGTGTGAGGTGAGAAGGGAGCCCCGCCCCCCACGAGGTTGGGGCAAAGGGGGAGGGGAGGCGGGGCTGAGAACTAGAGCTCGGCGGGGCCTTCGCCCTCGAGCTCGAACGCGGCGTCGACCAGGTCGGGCTCCGGCTCGGGCTCCGGCTCAGGGGTCACGTCCCGCGCCTGCTCGAGTGCCTCCTGTGCGGAGACAGCAGAGCGTGGTGGCTGCGCCGCGTACATCTCGGACACCTCGTCGTGCGTATACATGCCGAGCATGATCTCCGGGCAGATTGTCCTCGCGAAAAAGCTCGCAGCTCGGTAGCGGAGCATCACGTCGGGCATCGTCTTCCACTTGGATCCAGCCTTCGTCGCCCAGCCTTCGTCGTGCGCCATCTGGATCGAAACCGCCGGTCCTTCGACGACGTCGCCGGTTTCGGTCGACTTTGCCCAGGCAACGCAGGTTCGCTTCATGCCGTCGCCTTCGACTCTGTACTGGAGTGGGCTGAATCGACCGCTCGCGTTGATGCAGCCAATCAGGAACTTTGCGCTGAACGAGGGCTGCCCATGAATCACCTGCATGTTCTGCATGACCATCATCACATCGAACGGACTGCGGAGTGCGAAATTCTCCGCGACCATGCAGTTGGCGACGTTTCCCTGGAATTGCTTCGGGACGATTTCGCTTGAGGCGAGCACTTTGGCCCTGCGCTGCGCCAACTCAAACGCGCGTTCCTCTTGGTTGGGCAGCTCGATCTGCTTCTCGTTTGCGACTGTGGGCAGTGTGTCACTCATGCTGCGATCTCCTCGGATACCATGTAGTTGATGGCGTACTCGGGGAGACGGACCTCCTCGATGCCGGTGTTCGGGAGCGGCCAGTCGCCGCTAGCCATGCAGGCCGCGTATTCGCGGAGCAGTTGGCGGTACTCGTGGCGCCCCTGCTCGATCGAGTCGTCGTCGAGCGTGAACGCAAACACCTCGTAAGGCGCGTCGGTCGCGACGACCAGGAAGACGTAGTGGTCGTACGTCTCGCCGAGCAGGCCGAGCGTGTCCAGGTAGTAGGCTGCGCTGCGGTGGTATCCGAACTTCTGGACCGTGCGGCGGAACGCGCCGGGATCGTTGGTGGTCTTCAGGTCGACGACCATCGAAGCGCGCGATACGAGCAAGTCCGGCCGGATCTTCCTGCGCACGTCGAGCTCCTGGTCGTGGGCGAAGACGCTGACCTCCGCGCCGTCCTGCACTTCAGCGATAACTGAGCCCGTGGAGTGCGCCAGCACGTTGCGGCGAATGCTTTCGCACGCGTGCATGTGCTCCGCAGAGAGCGGCTCGCGGCCGGACTCACGCACCTCCTGGGCCAGGGCCTTATACGCCTTGGTGTTGCGCCAGCCCTTCGGATACCCGCCGTGCTCCGGGTGCTGCGGGTCTTCAGCGTACTGGTGGAAGAAAAGACCAGGCTCGAGCACCGCAGTGTGCACTGCAGTCCCGAAGCGCATAGCCGGAGTCGACTCGCTGATCGTTTCGCGTCGCAGCCGCGCGTAGGCGGGTGAACGCTTGAGTGCCGAGAGGTCGCTCGACGCGACGCCGGGATCGGCGCGGTAGGCGTCCATTTCGACGCCGGTGTGAATGCCTGGTTTGAACATTTGAATCTCCATGTGCGGGGGAGGCGTCCCGTTAAAACCCTCCCCCGCACCCCCTAGTGCTTACCGGGACGTCCGGTAAACGCGTTGAAGTAGATGCCCGCACCGCGGGCAGCGAAGGCGCGCACCCTGCGCGCGTAGAAAGACGTGAAGAGCGCGGCAGATCACTGCCGATCCCACCAATACGGTCGGTCCGACAGCAGATCGGAAACGATTTCTTGCATGTCCCCTTGGACTAGGCTGATGTATTCGTGGCGAACCTCTTCGCGCGTCGCGAGGCCGGTCTTGCCGTAGCGGTGTCGGATTGCCCTGCGCTGAACGTCGTCGACTTCGATGGTTCCGAGGTTGACCTTCATGACTGACGCTCCACTTCAACCTGCGCGGCCAGGCAGATCCAGCGGTCGACCTGGTTCAGCGAGGAGCGCCACGAGTCGCAGGTGTCGTCGAGGTGCACGCTGACGTCGGCGTCGAGGACCGGGTGGCCCTGGTCGTCGAGCGGGTGCGTCATCAGCGTCTCGAGGTCGAGCACGCAGCCGACGGAGTCGAGGAGGATGAGAAGCTGGATGCTCATTCGTGCGCTTCCTCGATGTTTTCGATCCCCAGCTCGATCGCTCTCGCAAGGTCTTCGATGGAGCACGTCAGCTCCATGTGATCGTCGCCCCGCTTGGATCCCTGCCATCGCTCGGACAGCGCGTAGAAATGCTTGCGCCGCCTTGCGGTCAGTGACCGCAGCTCGTGTTCGAGACTGGATGCGGCGTCGAGCGTCGCGCGTAGCGTCTTGCTCATATTCATGCTTCATCTCCGGTCCAGTCGCGGCGCTCTCCAGCCAGCCATGCGACCTGGTCGACTGCGTCGATCAGTTCCATCACTTGGTCTTTGTCGAGAGGGCGGTCCAGCTCAGCGAGTTCCGTGATGCGCTTGCCGAGCCTTGCAACCTCGCGGCGCTCCCTTGTCTCGATCGGAAGACGCTTGGGAAGGCTCATGCCTCACCTCCGGTCGTTTTAGGTTCAGGCTTCGGTCGGTGGTTTTTGCCTGTCTGCGGGCACGGCCCGCTAGGGGCAAACCCGATGACTTTCCTGTCGCAGTCACCGCATCGGTAGATCTGATCGCTCATGCCGCCACCTCACCCGCCGCGACGGCGTCCGCGAGTCGCCCGAGGGCCTCGCGACACTGCGCCACGTGCGGAGCGATACGCTTCTCAGACCCATTAAAGGCTTCCCAGGCCATCTCGAGGCGGTGCTCAAGGAAGGCGGCGGTGAGCTGGTACGCGGTGGTTTTGTCGTCAACCCACCAGAGGTTTTGGTCAGCGAAAAGCTGCTGGCGCTCGCGCTCGGTCAAACGCGCGATGTCTGCGCATCGGTTGAGGTCCGCAGTGGTCATGCCGCCACCTCGTCCTTCGCGGCCGTCGCGGCGCGGAGCTCGTCGGCGATCTCGATGCACTTGCGACCGAGGAGCTCGAGCTCGGTGACGCCGCCGAAAACGATCAGTTCCTGCGAGTTTTTGCAGATTCGGATCGTCGCGACGTTGTGGTCGAGGAGGATGTCCCCTTCGACTCGTGCATTCTCTTGGTCGATGTGGACGGTGAAAGTGGATCGCATCGTTTCGCCCTTTCGCTTGGTGTCGATTGCTCGACTGTTTGCGTTACGTTTTAAACATAAAGCACATTAAGCGAAATTGGAAGCGAAAATCGCACGAAATAGCGAAATATTTTTGGCCTTGAGGTCGGCCTGGATGTGCGCGAATGTTTATCACGGAGGTGTGCCGATGTTCAAACTTGGGGAGAACGACCTTGAAGGCCGGGACTACCGCAGCGAACAAATCGGGATCGACTACGACGAGGTTTTGCGGGAAGCCGTAAACTTCCACATCGAGAACAACAATCGGACTGTGCATGATGTTGCACTGTCGCTGCGCGTCGAGGAAGCCTGGCTGCAGCGATGGCTCGACGGCGAGGAAGAGGGGACGCTCTCACTGCTGAGCGCGCTATGCGCGAATGTGGGGATGACTCCGAGCGACGTGTTCTCTTACTCGCCTAGCTACGCGAGTGGGGCGAGCGACGTCACGCCGTTCAAAGACCTGCTGGTTAAGCGCCTGGCGCACGCCTTCTCGGAGGCGGACCTGCTTCACAGCATTATGATGGCGAACATGGTGATGGAAGTTCCTGCCGCCGCAGAAGGGATGATGCAGGGCATGAAGCTCACGATGCGGATCGCTGAGCAGTTCGGCTACGACACGTCCAAGGTGAAGGCCGGCCTCGAGCGCGTGAAGGGCTTCCAGCGTCAAACTGGAAACGGCGCCGGCCCGAAGCGCTAGCGCTTTAGCGCGGCCTCGATAAAGCCACGCGCATCCGCGTCGAGTCGCTCGACGTCGATCTCCCGCGCCAGCGCAACGGTGTACAGCACGCTGCGGTTCGATTCGAGAATCGCCTCGAGCATTCCAGTTTCGTGCGCCATCAGCAGCGAGAGCATGATCTGCTGCACCTGCTCGTCGGTAAAGCGATCGCAGAGCGCGTCGAGGATAATCTGAGCGCTGGCCGCTCCGGGCGACGTGCTCGCGGCGAGCTCCTCTTCAGACGCGTCGAGCATTTCCTTGACGCGCTCGACACCGAGCCTCGCGACCAGGTCGTGCGCGAATCGGTCGACGTCGCGCACGTCGCTCAGCTTCTCAGGATTGAAGAAGGACGTGGGGATGTCGGTGATCTCGCACAGCTTCGCGAGCGAGTGCAACGTCGGCGAGCTCTTCCCGCTAATCCACGCGGTGTAGCTGCTGGGCGAAACGCCGATCAGTTTTGCGAAGTCACGCTTGCCGAGTTGCATCTTATTCCGAGCGAATTCGATGCGGCGCCCCATCTCCTGGCGGCGCAATACGGCGTCCTCTTCGTGATATCCGGTAACCTTGGGCACCCCCTGACACTAGGTGCAACGGCAAAGTTTCGGAACAGGTGTGGCGCAGAAAGTTGTGCCCCAGTTGCAAAAACCTGTCGCTAGGCCATTCTTTCGTTTAAAGCGAAAGGATCCACGCGATGAATCACGACTTTGCACGCAGGCACGCACGAGCCTCCGACCCCGAAACCTCCGCAGCAGCCGCGGAGAGCATGATTTTCGGCTCATTCAAGCATTCCGCCGAAATCGTGCAGACGCTGGAGGACGCGGGGCACGCCCTGGCCGCCCACGAGATGGCCGGCCGGTGCGATCTCACGGCGCACCAGATCAGCCGCAGACTGGTGGATCTGCGTCGAGCTGGGGTGATCGTGGATTCGGGGGAGCGCGCGAAGACCCCGTCCGGCCGCGCCTCGGTGCGGTGGGAGCTCACCGATGCGGAGTGATGGCTACGACCGGCCCAGCGAGCACCGCAGGTACTTCCGGGTCATGGAAGACATTCTTGACGATCCGAAGCTGGCGGCCACCAGCGCCGAGGGCTTCCGCGCGTACATCCAGATCCTGGCGATGCTCAATCGAACGAAGAGCCAGGACGGCACGCTGACCCTCAACAAGTACGGGCTGATGGCAGTCACGTCGAAGGGGCGCGCTGATTACGCGCGGCTAGTTCTGCGCCAGCTCGCTGATAACGGGCTCTTAACAGTCTCTTATGACGGAGCTAGCGCGCTGCTATCGGTGCCTAAGTGGTCGGAAAACCAAGGATTCGCGTCGCCTCCTGTACCTACCCCTATTCCTATTCCTAATAACGTACGTACAGGGCCGGCTGTGCGTGAGGGGGAAGACCTTCAGGAAGAGGGGAGAGGGGTGGCCAAGCCCGACCCGTTCAACCTGCCCCAGAGCGTCGCTTCCGAGCTGACTGAGTGGGCGCGCCAGCCGCATGCCTGGAACCAGGGCAAGCCTCTCGCAAAGAACCAAGTCGCTCACATCAAGGCCGCCTTCGCCGACTGGAAGAACTCGAACGAGCGGAACCCGATGTCGAGCTGGGTTCGCGCGTTTAAGACGATCGCGATGCGGCAGGCCGAGCAGGGGAAGCTGCCGTCGCCTGGGGGAGCGGCGAGCCGCTACCGCGATGCCGATGACGTGATGGCCGAAGCGCGCCGAAGCGCGCAGGCCGACGAGGAGCGCTGGCGCGAGGAAGCGGAAGAGGCCGAGGAGATCGGGAAGGTAATCGAGCTCTCCCTCGCTTTGGGGGCGAGCGATTGAGCCTGAACCGCTACGCGAAACACCGCGATACGAACGAGCGAGAGATCGTAGATGCGCTGCGCGGGATCGGCGCGCGGGTGATCCAGATCGACCGGCCTGTCGACCTCCTGGTCGGATACCAGGGGCGCACGTACCTGCTCGAGGTGAAGAGCGCCAAGGGAAAGCTCACACCGCTGCAGAGCGAGTTCTTTGAGGCGTGGGCCGGAGGAACGGCCGTCGTCGTGCACTCAGCAGAGGAGGCGATTGATGCCGTCAGAATCGAATGAGCAAGCGCTGAAGACGCACCACTGCAGATGCCGGAACTGCGGTTTTCGGTGGAAGTACACGGTGCCGAAGGACAGCGATGCAGCGAAGCGGAAGTACGCGGTGTGCTGGGACTGCGCTGCGCAGATGCACAACGCTGCGGTTGCGTTTGCGGCTAAGCGGAACGCGGAGGTCGTGCATTGAAAACGGAGCCGCGCGACCTGGATCGCAGGTTCTACGAAGGCTTCCGGGCCGGCACCGAACTCTTCTTTGACCTGCTCGAGCGCAAGGAGCCGCTGGACGAGATCGAGCGCGTCGTCGAGGCCATCAGGGAAATGCAGTACGGGCGCGCGGTTCCAGAGTTACGGCGCCGAGCTCCACTGCACGAGGACGACGTTCGAGCGATCCGCAAGGCGCTTAGCGAGAACCAGAGCATGCTCGAGATCGCGGAACGCATTGGATGTTCAATCGCAACGATCCGCGACATTGATCGCGGTCGCAGCTATCAGGGGGTGGAATGACGATCGAAGCGCCGCAATACCGCGAGGCCCAGGCTGACCTTGCAGACGATCCGATCATGGCCGCGATGGAGTGGGAGCTCAGGCATCACATCCAGACGGACCTCCTGCACGAGGACGGCACGCCCCGCTTTCGGTTCATGGTTGCCGCGCGCGACGAGTACCGGCGAAGAGGCGGAGCTCGAGACGCCTACGGCATGGGCGACTACGCCAAAGCGCTGATGCTCGTGCGAGAGCGGAGGCTCGAGAGCGATTGACGCACGCGCTCTGGATTCCGTGCGACAGCTGCGAAGAATACTGGTGCGTGACCCATCAGATGCACGCGTTCGAGTGTCCTTGCCCAGAAGTGGACGAAGTGTTTTGGCCGTACCACGTAGTGGAGCTGGGCGACGAATGAGTCCGAAAGTTTGCGTGACGATCGACGAGCTCGCCGACATCGCTACGAGAGACGTGACGGACGACTTCGAGCGGATCGACGTCGAGCTGGTCGATGGTGAGTTCGTGCAGAGGCGCCGCCAGGGCGGCGAGGACGGCAAGAAAATCCCGCAGTGGGTGACTGAATGGATGAAGGCGCACAGCGTCTGATCGAGCGGATGAGGGAGGAGCTCGGCCGCACGCGCTCGTGCGCTTGCCACCTCCCGGCTCTGGGGCACGTTTTTACCGGCAAGCACGAGGAGGACGAAGACGACCTTCGTTGCGTGTGTGGTGCTGAATACTACCAGCACCAGAAGAACCCAACCGTCTGCCCTCTTGGCAGGCTGGTAAATATCACCCATCTGCGCGGCGCGATCACCGAAGTAGAACGGGAGAGAATGCTGAAGAGGCAGGGGAAAGAGCGATGCCGTTCCAGAAAGGCCGAGCAAAAACTGGCGGAAGGCAAGCCGGAACGCCCAACAAAGTCACGCGCGAAGTCAAAGACGCGCTGATGACTGCGCTCGAGCGCGTGAACCCCGAGGACTACTTCGAAGGCCTGGCGCATGAGTCGCCGGAGCTGTTCGTTCGCCTGGTCGCGAAACTCATTCCGCAGCGCCAGGAGCACGAGCACAGGGTCGAGAACGTCGTGAACTACCAGGACTACACCGGGGGCCAGTTTGGCAGCGAAGAAGACGAAGAAGCAGACGAAGGCGCAGATCGAGAAGGCTGAGCTCGAGAGGCTCGCTGAGCAGGACGAGAAGATCGTGCAGATCCTCTCGCACCTGATCCGACGAGAGCGCCTGCCGAGGAAGCTCCAGCCGTACTTCCGCCAGCCCTTCATGCTGTTCGCTCTCACTCTCCTGGAGCGCATGCGAAAGGCCGGCGTCGAGCTCGACCAGGCGGAGCGCGTCGCGCGCGAGTGGGTTGCAGACCAGCGCACGAAGCACACCACCGCATGAACGAGCTGGTGATGCGCGTGGGAGATCCGCGCAACCCGGTGCTCAACGCGTACATGTCGAGCGATGCGCGCGTGTCAGTCATTCGCGGCCCGCTCGGCTCAGGCAAGACGGTCGGCACGATCACGGGTCCGCTCATGCGCCACATGATCGAGCAGGAGCCGAACGCGGCCGGCGTGCGACCCACGAAGTGGCTGGCGATCCGCAACACCTACAGCGACCTGATGCAGACGACGCTGGCCGACTTCCAGAACGTCTTTGGCCGCATCTGCAAGGTGAAGCGGGGCGGCCTCGAGCCACCTACCGCGCACGTTTCGTTCTCACTGGATGACGGAACCAGGGTGGAGTCCGAGGTTGTCTTCCTGGCGCTCGACCGCGAGGACAGCGTGCGCAAGCTGCGCGGCTACCAGCTGACGGGCGTGTGGGCCAACGAGATGAAAGAGCTCCAGAAGGCCATCATCGACATGGCTGACCTTCGCCACGGCCGGTATCCCTCAATGGCCAGCGAGGGCGTGAATTGCACCTGGCACGGCGTTGTCGGCGACTCCAACAGCTGGGACGAGGATCACTGGCTCTGGCCCTTGGCGACGAACCCGCCGGAGGGTTGGGCGTTCTTCCACCAGCCGGGCGGCGTCGAGCGCGACGGCCTGAACAACGACGGCAGCGTTCGGTGGAAGCCAAACGAGTACGCAGAGAACTCAAGCAATTTGCCAGACGGCTACTACGAGCGCGGCATGGCCGGCAAGGACGAGAGCTGGATCGCCGTCAATCTGGCCAACGAGTACGGCTTCACGGTCGAAGGCGAGCCCGTCTGGCGCGAGTTCATCGACACGGTGCACGTGCCTGAGCATCCGATTGCGTACGACCAGGAGCTGCCGCTTCTTCTGGGCGTGGACTTCGGACGCACACCGGCCTGCGCCATCGTCCAGTATCAGCCGGCCGTGGGTCGCTACCTGGTCATCGACGAGTTCGTTAGCGAGGACATGAGCGCGAGCGTGTTCGCACCCGAGCTCCGCGCCTACTTGGGGCGCGAGTACCCTCGAGCTCGGTTCCGGGGCTGGGGCGATCCAGCTGGCGACAGGGCAGGGCAGACGGTCGAAACGACGCCCATCCAGGTGCTGAATGCAGCCGGCATTCCTGTCCAGCCAGCGCCTACGAACGAGCTCCTGCTGCGCCGCTCTGCGGTGATCGCTCCGCTCAAGCGCATGGCGATGGACGGACGGCCTGCGCTGATGATCTCGAGTAAGGCGAAGACGCTTCGGAAGGGAGCGAATGGGGGCTTCTGCTACCGCAAGCTGAAGGTGAGCGGGGACGCGCGCTATGCCGAGACGCCTGACAAGAACTTCTACAGCCACGTCTGCGAGGCCCTCGAGTACGTGCTTCTGGGCGAGGGCGAGGGCGTAGCCACGCTTCACCACGCGGCTCCGGACGCGAGCCCGCGACAACTTGAGGCCGACATGTGATGGAGCACCTGGTCGAATGGGGCGAACCCGAAGACAAGGACCGACTGCGTAGGACCGTGATGGAGTGGGGCTACCCGCGTTGGATCGACGACGACGAGATGGCCGTCAGCGCCTGGTTCACCTACGGCCCCGGAGTCTTCTGGCTGCACATCGAGGAGGGATACGACGACGAGCTCCTGGTGCACTGCTGCGAGCCTGAGAGCGACCGAGGGCGCCCGCTGGCGCGCGACTGGCTAGCGGTGGTCAAGACGATCGCGCAGCTCTGGGGGTTCGAGTGGATCAGGGTTTGGGCTGACCCGGAAGAGATGGAAGGCACCATCGCGCTTTACCTGATCCGGCTTGGCTTTACAGCCGACCACCGCGGTCTACGTTGCGCTTCTTGGGGGTCCAGCGATGGCAAAAGCACCGAAAGTTCCGAAGAGCGCCTTCCAACCAGCGGATGACCAGGAGGCCGACCAGGCCCGCGAGCGCGAGCGCCAGCGGCTGAAGCGTCGCCAGGGCGCAGGCTCGACGATCCTCACCGATCAGAAGGAATACGCAGCGACGACCGGCGGCGGCGGCACGGGCGCGAAGATGCTCGGCGGCGGCGGCGGCGGGAGCTACGCGTGACCTCCGGCGAGGAGTGCGTTCGGCGCTGGGAGCGCGTGAAGGGCGAGCGGGTCAACTTCGACCGCACCTGGCAGCGCCTCCAGGAGATCGTCTGGCCGTTTGCGGGCGACTTCAATGAGACGACCACGCCAGGCGAGCGGCGCACCGACCAGGTCTACGAGGCGTCTGCGACGCTGGCGCTCGAGCGCTTTTCCGCGTTCATGGAGTCGCTGCTCACGCCGCGAAACCAGACCTGGCACCGTCTGCGCTCCAACATCCCGGAGCTCAACGAGAGCCAAGCCGTCAAGGAGTGGTTCGACAGCACCAACGCTCGGCTGTTCCAGGTCCGCAACGATCCCAACGCTCGCTACTACAGCCAGAAGCACGAGGGCTACAAGAGCCTGGGCGCGTTTGGCAACGAGTGCCTGTTCGTTGATGGCCGGCCTGACGGGACGGTGCGGTACAAGCATTGCCACCTCGGCCACACCTGGGTCGAGCAGAACCACCAGGGCGTCGTCGATACGGTCTACTACGGCTACGAGCTCACTGCGCACCAAGCGGTGCAGAAGTGGGGCGAAGGGGCGCCGGAGAGCGCACGCCGAGCTCTCGAGCAGGATCCGCTGCGGAAGAGCCAGTACCTGCACGTCGTCAAGCCTCGGAAGAACTACGACCCCGAGCGCGTCGATGTCGATGGCATGGCCTTCGAGAGCCTGGTCATCCACGTCGAGGAGATGATGGTCGTCGAGCGCGGCGGCTACCACGAGCAGCCGTATTTGTTCAGCCGGTTCACGGTGAACCCTGCCGAAACGTACGGTCGCGGCCCGGCCGAGCTCATCCTGCCCGATATCGAGATGCTGCAGTCGATGGAAAAGACACTGCAGCGCTCCGGGCACAAGGCCGCGGACCCGCCGCTGCTGTTGCAGTCCGATGGCCCGCTGGGGCGCGGCCAGAAGCGCGTGAGCCTGAAGCCTGGCGGACTGACCTATGGCGGCCTGGATATGAACGGCCGTCCTGCGGTCGTGCCTTTGCAGACCGGCGCGAACCTCCCGCTCACCCTCGAGATGATGGAGCAGAAGCGCGCAGCCATTAACGGCTCGTTTTTTGTCGACCTGTTCCTTTCGCTGGTCGAGAACCGGGAGATGACGGCGACCGAAGTCATGGAGCGCGCAAAGGAAAAGGGCCAGATGCTGACGCCGACGACCGGGCGCCAGGAGAGCGAGATGCTGGGGCCGGAGGTCAACCGCGTCGTCAACCACCTGATGCGTGCTGGAATTCTGGACGAACTGCCTCCCGAGCTCGCCGAGAATCCTGATTTCGAGGTGATCTACGACAACGAGGCCGCGCGTCTGCAGCGCTCTGAGGATGCCATCGCAATCGAGCGCACCGCGAACTGGGCGATCGGCAGCGTCGCGAACGGCGCTGATCCGACGCTGCTCGAGATCCCGGACTGGCACGCCATGATGCGCGAGATGGCCGAGATCAACGGCGTGAAGGCGCGCCTGCTGAAGACCGAGGACGAGGTATCCAAGGCCATCGCGGCCCAGGCGGAGCGCTCCAGCCAGATGGAAGCCATGCAGATGGCGCAGCAGGGCGCGTCTGCGATGAAGGATCTGAACGCGGCCGGCGTCTCTGCCGACCAGCTTGCCGATGCAGCCGGATCAGTCCCTAGCTGAAGAACTACTGGAACGAGTCCGCGCAGCCAGACGCATGTTCCTGGCGCAGGACGGGACGCGCACGTCTGACGGCGACCTGCTGCTGTCGGACCTCGAGCGCTTCTGTCACGCCCAGGCGACCACTCACGTGTTCGATGAACAGGGTCGCAGCGATCCCCTAGCTAGCGCCCAGCTCGAGGGACGTCGCCAGGTATGGCTGCGTCTCGTCAGCTACGTGGAGATGAGCGACGAGGAGCTCGCCGCCATCGCCGACCTTTGGAGGAACGAATGAGCGAAGAGATCCCCGCCGCCCCCACGACCGAAGCGCCTGCAGAGTCGAGCGGAGCTGCAGGCATGCTGTCGACCCCTACCGAGGCGGCTCCGGCGCCCCTCGATCTGCCGCAGGTGCCAGATTGGGCCGAGGGCTTCAGCCCCGAGCTCCGCGAGATGGTTGCGTCCAAGAAGTACGCCGACCCCGAGAGCCTGGCCCAGGCGTACATGCACGCGAGCAAGAAGCTCGGCAAGAGCCCCGACTCGCTGCTCGAGCTGCCCAGCGATTGGGGCGACCAGGAGGCCGCAGGGAAGGTCTGGAACCAGCTGGGCAGGCCTGAGTCTGCCGACGGCTACGAGATCGAGTTCGGGGACAGCGAGCAGGCGCAGCAGCTCGGCCAGCGTCTGTCGGGCAAGGCGTGGGAGCTCGGCCTGACACAGGCGCAGTGGCAGGGCGTTGTCGCCGAGTTCACCTCGAGCGGCGTCGAGCTCAATGACTCCATGACCGAGCAGGCGCAGCAGGAGGCAGCGCAGAAGAGCTCCGCAGAGATCGCGCAGGTGCGACAGCTGTGGGGCGAGAACTTCGACGAGAACATCGCGCGCGGTCGCTCGGCGGTGAAGGCCATCGGCCTGCCGGACGACGTGCTGACGTCGATCGAGTCGAGCATCGGCACCAAGGGCGTCCTCGAGTGGGCATTCAATCTCTCCCGCGTCGTAGGCGAGCACAGCGTCGATACCGGCGACGGCCAGATGGGCACGTTCCACGACGGCGAGAGCGCCCTGGCTGAATACAAACGGATGGTGTCGGACCCTGCTGTCGTCCAGGCGCGCAACGCGGGCGACATGACCGTCACGCGCAAACTCGACCAGCTTATCGACGTGATTTCGGGCGCTGGGCTCAAGCTGAGTTGACGCCTACGAACACCCCAGCATTTTCTCCTTCGTGAACAGGTGACACCCCACATCGGCAGGGGAGCGCGCTGACACCTCGACCTGGTCGAGCCAGCGCACTTAGTGCCGTGGGCCACTGAATCGCTTTCCGATTCGGCCCCGCTTCCAAGCGGACACGCCAACCCAATTGGCTTTCCAACGCTTGGAGGTGACACACAGTGTCCACCGAAATCACGACCACTTTCCAGAACAAGTACAACGCGAATCTCCAGTTTCTCTCGCAGCAGATGGAGTCCCGATTCCGGGGCTCTGTCGACGTCGAGGACTGCCGTGGGAGCGAAGGCGCCCGCGTCGTCAACCAGCTCGGCACGGTGAACCCGGTCAAGCGGACGACCCGACACGCGGACACCCCGCTGGTCGAGACGCCGCACGACGCGCGGTGGGTCTACCCCGAGGACTACGAGATCGCGGACCTGATCGACAAGCAGGACGTCCTGCGCACGATCATCGAGCCGAGCTCCAAGTACGCCCGCAACCAGGCGATGGCCATGAACCGGGCGATCGACGACGAGATCATCCAGGCGTTTTTCTCGGAGACGACCAAGACCGGCAAGACCGGCGCGACGACGACCGACTGGACGACCTACGGCTCGTCGGTTGACGCCACGTCTGGCCTCACGGTCGAAGCTCTTCGCCAGACGCGCGAGAAGCTGCGGGCCGCCGAGGTCGACATGGAGAACGACCCGATGTTTATCGCCCTCACGGCCAAGCAGGAAACGGACCTGCTGACCGAGACGCAGATCGTGTCGCTCGACTACAACGAGAAGCCGGTCCTGGTCGATGGTCGCATCACCAGCTTCATGGGCTTCAACTTCATCCACAGCGAGCGGCTCCCGGTGGACGGGTCCAGCAAGCGACGGTGCCCCGCGTGGGTCAAGTCCGGCATGTGCCTCGGCATCTGGCAGGACATCGCGGGACAGATCAGCCAGCGGGACGACAAGTCGTACGCCACGCAGGTCTACGCGAGCACCACCATCGGCGCCACGCGCGTCGAGGAGGCCAAGATCGTCGAGATCAAGGTCACCGAGTAGTTCAGGGACGGCGTCGCGGCGGAGTCGTCGCGGCGCCTTTTCTGACCAACGGGTCGCGGAGTCGTGACCCAGGAGAACAAAGACATGGCACTTCTCTACGGAGGCAACCTCGACGCCACGGCCCGCCCGATGGGCAACGTCGGTTTTAACCACTCTCGCGTGCGCGTCACGTCCTGCGTCTACACCGGCACGCCGACCGACGCGGACGACATCGTGTTCGGCATCTTCAAGTCCAACGATCGCATCAAGGACATCCGGCTGTCGGTCATCGACGGCTCGGCGACTGCTGGCGCGATCAACGTGGGCGTGTGGACGGCCGACTCGAGCAACAATGGGCTCGCGATTACGGTGGTCGACGCGGATCGGTTCGCTTCGGCGCAGTCGATCAACGCCGACATCGCGTACCCCGGCTCCTCGGTGTTCGAAGAAGCGGGCACGCTGACGATCGCCGATCGCGGCAAGAAGCTCTACGAGCAGGCGGGTGTCGCCACCGATCCGGGTGGCAACTACGCGATCGTGGGCGAGGTGTCGACGACGGCGGACGCTGCGGTGACGCTGCTCGTCGAGATCGAGTACGTGGCCGGCGACTGATCCTCAAACGGGAGGCCCCGGCTCGTTTGGGTCGGGGCCTTCGGAGGCCCACCTATGGCCACTCGAACGATCACGACGACGGGCCACCAGAGCCTGCAGGACGTGTCGAACACGGCCGCCGGTTCTCTGGCCGGCAGCAACATCGTGTCCATCGTGTACAACGACACGGTCGGTACGGCCGAGCTCTCGGCTGCGATCGACGCATGTCGCGCCCAGCTCCTCCAGCAGGAGGGCTAGCGGTTGGCGTCCACCGTCGACATCGTCAACGGCGGGCTAATGCTGCTCGGCGAGACGCTCATCACGTCCCTGTCTGACGCGACCCAGGAGGCGAGGCTTGCTTCGTCGGCCTGGGCTCGCGTCCGGCCGGCCGTGATTCGGGCGCACCCGTGGAACTCGACCACGACCAGGACGACGCTGGCCAAGCTCGCGACGACTCCCGCCTGGGGGTACGACTACGAGTACCAGCTGCCGCACGACTGCCTGGCTGTGTTCGACATCGACACGGACGACTCCGAGCAGTATTGGGCCGTCGAAGGCCGGAAGCTGCTCTGCGATCTGGATGCCCCGCTCGGCATCCTTTACGCGAAAGACGAGACGGACAGCGGCGTGTTCGACCCGCTCCTGGTCGAAGCCCTGTCTCACGCTGTCGCCCTTGAGCTCTGCGAGGCGATCACTCAATCCAACACGAAGCGCGGCCAGCTCCATGAGCTGTTCAACGAGACGATGACGCGCGCCAAGATGGCTGACGGGCAGGAATCCTCGCCGAGGGCCTTCGACGAGGATGACTGGCTGCTCGCTCGGTTGAGGCGCTAATGGCAAGCGCGAACCCCCTGGTGCAGGCATTTAACGCCGGACGTCTAGGTCCGCGTCTGCAGGCGCGTGTCGACCTCGCCAAGTACCAGGCGGGCTGCAACGAGCTTGAGAACTTCATCCCTACGGTGCAGGGGCCTGCGGTCAAGCGACCAGGCACGCGGTTCGCTCTCGATGCAAAATACGCCGACAAGAACGTCCGCCTAGTTTCGTTTGAATACAGCCGAGAGCAGGCGTACATGCTCGAATTCGGAGAGCAATACGTTCGGATCTATCAGAACGGGGCGCCCCTGCTCGAGTCGACGAAGGCCATCGCTGGTTCGCCGACCAACCCCAGCTACCCGAATCAGGTCGTAGTGACGGTGACGAGTCACGGGTTCTCTGACGGCGACGTCGTGCACGTTCAGAACTCTGGAATGACCTCGCTCAACGACGGCTATTTCGTAGTCGACAACGCGACCACACACACGTTTGAACTCGAGGCCGTTTACAACGGCGGCTATCCGACGGGCACGGGCGGCACGGTGGCGCGCGTCTATACGCTGACGACCGGCGTGCCGTACCTGAGCGCGGAAGTAGACGGCCTGGCATTCGAGCAAAGCAATGACGTGCTGTTCATTGCCTCGCCCAATCATCCGCCGGCAAAGCTAAGCCGCCTGGGTGCGCTCAACTGGTCTTACAGCGCAATCGCTCCGAAAGAGCCGCCCTTCAACGTCGAGAACGCCGACCAGTCAATCACGGTAGGCGCAAGCGCAGCCACCGGAACCAGCGTCACGCTGACCGCGAGCTCGGCGATCTTTAAGTCGGCAATGATCGGAAGCTACGTGCGGCTCCGCGAGCTCTACGCGTCCGAGCACCCGAAGTGGAAAGCAAGCACTACCTACCTCAATCTCGGCATGACGTCTTCGTCAGCCGGCGAGGGCTTGGTCTACTACGACGGCCGCGTGTACGACTTCGCAGGGCAAGCCTGGTGGAACGGCTCGCGCAACCCGGAAAAGAGCGCGACCGGGCAAGAGCCGCCCGTGCACGATGCGGGCACGTTCGACGACGGCAAAGCCTACTCCGAGTGGACGTACGTCAATGACGGCTACGGGTATGGAAAGATCCTAAGCGTTGGTGGCAACACGAGCCCGACCGCTGGCCTGACGAATACGGTTTGCGTGATCGACGTAAACACAGACGGCGTTCGGCTGCCGGCCAGCGTCGTGGCGAGCGGCTTCACGTATCAGCCCGGCGTATCGGTGTCGGCTGTCACCAAGGCCAATCCGGCCGTCGTCACGGCAGAGGGCCACAACTACGCGAACGGCGACTATGTGCGGATTGATGGCACTGGCATGACCATCGACGGCAATACGTACGTGGTTGCGAGCGCCGACATCGCCGCCGGGACGTTTGCGCTGACCGGGGTTAACACGTTAACGGAAACGGATGCCGCTACAGACGGCGTCGTGTACCGACGTCAGGCCGGCGCCGCGACCTCGAGGTGGACGATTTCGGCCTGGTCAGGAGAGTACGGCTATCCGCGCTCGGTCGCCTTTCACCAGGACCGTCTCTATTGGGGCGGCACAACCAGCTTCCCGCAAACTGTTTGGGGCTCAGGCGTTGCCGACTACGAGAACTACCAGGCGATCGGAGAGCACGCGGTCGGCTTGGACTTCACGCTCCACAATCGCAAGCAGAACGCGATTGAGTGGCTGATCGGCCATGAAGACACGCTCTTCATCGGCACGCGCGGAGGCGAGTTCACGCTTGGCTCTCAGAATCGCGACGAGGCCCTGAGCCGCGACAACTTCCAGGTCCGTCGGCGCAGCGAGTACGGCTGCCGCCCTGGCACCCAGGCGATCGGCATCGACGCCGGGATTGTGTTTGCGCAGCGCGCAGGCCAGAAGATCCACGAGCTCAAGTATCAGTTTGAATCTGATTCGTTTGTGGCCCCCGACCTGACTGCGCTCTGCGAGGACATCCTCGACGGCAACGTGAAGCAGATGGTGCTGCAGCACGAGCCGTACCGATTGCTCTGGTGCATCACCGAAGACGGGAAGCTGCGGAGCCTCACCTACGAGCGCACGCAGGACGTCGTGGCCTGGGCGACGCACGAGCTCGGCGGCAAGAACCCAAAGGTGCTTTCGATCGCGGTCATTCCTCACCCCGATGGCGATCAGGATCAGCTCTGGATGCTGGTTGAGCGCGATACCGATACCCCGCCGTCGGGAGCCAAGAAGCGCACGATTGAGTACCTGGCGCGACCCTGGGAGCCGAATACGGCGCGGAACGACGCGCAGTTCCTTGATTTGGCAGTCACGCGGTCATTCCCCACTGGTTTGTCGTTTACATCAGCCACGCGCTCGCATTCTGCGTACGGGACGATCGCGGCGATCCAGACATCAAATATGACCGACGGCGTCGCGGGCGATTTCGTGCGCCTGGTTTCGTTTGGCAATGGCCAGACGACCGGCGTCGGTCGCGTGTATTTGATCGGTTCGGTCACGACGAATTCGTCCGATCGCATTCTCGACCTGGTGCCTCACGACGGGTTGACCACCTCCGGCCCGGCCTCCGGTGCCGACTTGCCGTCTGGTCCGGGTACGTGGGAGATCGTCAGCAAAACCGTGCGCAATGTGTATCCGCTGGCGTTCTCGTATGCAGCTGCGCTCGTGGACGGCGAGCCGGTTGCAGTTGAGTACGTGCCGTATGGAGTCGTGACCTTCGACGCCTACGGAAACACGTTCCAGATCGGGCTTCCGTACGAGTCAAAAGTGCAGACGATGCGTCTTGAAGTCGGCGCACGCGCAGGCACCGCTCAGGGCAAGACGAAGCGCATCAACCGCGTCGTCGCGCGCCTTGACCAAACCGGGCCTGGGCTCGAGTACGGCACGGACTTCACCACGATGGACGAGGTGCTGCCAAGCGCATTCAACGCGGCTGACACCGTGGTGCCGCTGGTTACCGGCGACACGCAACGGCTGGCACTGCCGTCTGGATATGACAAAGACGGGCGCATTGCGCTGCGTCACTCGACGCCGCTGCCCGCCACCATCGTCGGACTCTTCCCGATGATGAAGACCGAGGAGGGTGGCTGAAAATGTTCGGCATCGACGCAATCGTGTGGGTAGGAATTGCTGCCCTCCTGATGTCTGCGGCCAGCACCGGCGTTACGGTTGCCGGCCAGGTCGAGCAATCCAAGGCGCAGGCCGCGCAGCTCAAAGAGCAGGCCCGCACCAAGCGCACGCAGGGATACGCCGAAGAGGAGCGCCTGCGCGATCTCAACCGTCGGCGGCTCCGAAAGATGCGCGAAGCGATCGGCACCTCCGGCGTACGCGCTGACCTGGGTACTCCGCTCGATACGTACCTGAACGAGGTGGGTGCGGCGGAGATCGACGCCCTCAATGTGCGCATGGGCGCTAACTACGCAGCCGCTCAGGCAAACGCTGCAGCCGCAAATGCACTGTCGGCGGGCAAGATCGCTGCGGCCGGTTCCGGCCTCCAGGGCGCGGCTGACATTGCAACGCTCGGCTTCCAGGGTGCAAGGGCGCTGCAGGAGAACTAGCCATGCCGAAGCTCGACGTCAGAGGTCAGCAGCAAGCAGCTCCCGGAGCGCAGCAGGTGCAAGGCGCGTATGGCGAGGGCATTGGCGCAGCCATGCTCAAAGTCGGCGAGGAGCTCAAGTCTGGCGCCAAGGCCGCGATGGCTGGCGTGGACTTCTTCGACATGCTCGGCGAATCCGAGGCGAGGGTTGCTGCTGCCGAGCTCAACCTGGAGGCGGAGGACGAGCTCTATCGGCTCGAAACGGATGTCGACAAAAACGGCGTCCTGAAGACCAAACCAGAAGATCGCGAGTCGGCGATGAAGTCGTGGTTTGATGCGAAAGCGGCGTCTGCGTCCGAGGGGTTCCGCGGCTCTGGCGCGCGGTTCTGGAAGCAGGAGTCAGCGGAGCGAGGCGCACAGTATGCGCTCAAGGCCAGGCAGTCGGCCCGATCGACGCAGCTGAACAAAACTCGCGCGAACGCAATCCGAGAGGGCGAAGCGCTTGTAAGAGAGGCCGAAGCGACCGGCACCGTTGATCAGGAAAGGCTGACCAAATACTACGACAGCTTGGATCTGCTCGTGGAGCGGGGCGTACTCGATGCCGACACGGCGGCGCGACTACAGATCAGGACGGACAGCGCAATCTACGGCCATGAAAAGGATTGGAAGGTCGCCGACGACGGAAGGCGAGCGTCGCGCGCGTACTACGAAAACGTAATCGAGGGGGAGATGACAGAGAAGGAGGCGCTGCGCGAGATCGACGACAAGCTCGACCCCGACACCGCCGCCTTCACCAAATCGCTTCTCTCGCGCGATTTACGACTGCATGCTGAACAGCAGCGCGTCGAACGCAATGAACGTCTAGATGCCGCCTATGACTACATCTATCAAAACCGCGGGGAGCTACCTCCTGAGCACAACCTGACCGGCTCCGATGTCATTTCGCTTGAAGCTGCTGCCACGCGCTTGCGAACCGGGAAGCAGACCTCCGACCTAGGCAAGGAAGCAGCCATCTACCTCGAGATGGCACAGAAAAACCCCGAAGCGTTCATGAAGGTCGACCTCTGGCCCATCGGCTTAGGGGGGAAGGTTTCGCGCAGCGATTTCCAGTTCCTACGCAAGGCCCAGGACGACATGCTTGCCCAGCGCGAGCCGACATGGGAGTCGACTCCGCAATGGCGCGCGACCCAGCGCATCTCAGCGTATTCCGTGGATAACCGTCTCGACAGTGCTCCTGAAAGAGCTGCTGCGCGCATTGTTTTGCAGCGGGCGATCGAGCTCGACGAGCGAGCACGCAAGCGTACGGACCCTTCGTACGTAACGACTCCCGAACGCGAGCAAGAGCTGTTCGACGTCTTTGTCATGTCGAAAGAGGCTCGGCTCATTGACTACTACATGTATCTCGACTGGGACGTGCCCATCTCAACGATGACCCCTGCGGACATGCAAAGCGCGCTCGATGACACGAGTGGCGGTGAAGGCACGCTGCGCAGGCAGGTGTACGAGCAGCTCATTCGCGACGGCGAAATCACCGGAGATGCGGACTTCGGTGCTCAGGCTGTGACCGATCGAATAGAGCAGCTGTTCGCCCTGGTGGAGGAGATGCGTGCGTACTGACGCTGTCGGTGAGCTCGAGCCCATTCTGGACGTCGCTTCGCGCAAGCAGCCGGAGCAGTACGCCAACGCGCGCAAGCTCGCCGGCGAAATGCATCTGCCGATGGACGTGGTCGAGCGCAACCACGACCAGGTGCTGTCCGAGCAGACGAAGCGCACCAACATGCAGCTGCTCGGCATGGCCCCAGGCACGGCTGAGTACATGCGCCGCAACCCCGAAGTGGTGCCGGCCGTCACCGACATGGTCGAGGAGATGGGGCTGTTCGAGCGCACGCTGCGCTCCATCCCCCACGCGTTCGGTGCGGGCGTCGCCCAGCAGCGCATCAGCGAGCTCCAGCGCGAGGACATGCGCGGGCGGGCGACGCCGGGCAGTCTGGCAGAGTTGAGAGCCCTGCAAAACCAGGAGGCCGCGCGGCCGGACTTCGGCCTGGATGTCGTCGAAGCCGCAGTAGAAGGGCGATACGCCGACATGGCTGCGGGAACGGTTCCCGGCATGCTGCAGGAGATCCCCGAGCTCTGGGAAGAGATCAAGTACCGCGTGGGCTTCGGTGCTGGTGGTGCTGCAGTAGGGGCGGGCGTTGGAGCTCTAGGCGCGAACCCGGTCACGATTGGCGGCGGCGCGGCCGCAGGCTTTGTGACGTCCCAGAACATCGGCGGCTTTGTGGCGCTGCGCGAGCAGACCATCGGCCCCCTCTACGATTACTACCGCAACCTGGAAGACGTCGATGACGACCAGGCTCGCGTTCTAGCCGAGGCTGCTTCGACGGTTTCGGGCCTCATCAACTCAGTGCCGCACCTCGCCATATTGCGACGCGTTCCCATTTTGGGCGGGTTCTTCCAGCGATTGAGCACTGACGCGCTACGCGAGGTATTGGCAGAGCGCTCGTTCCGTACGGCAACCAAGCACATTATCGGCGCGTACGCCGAGGGGTTTGCCCTTGAGGCCGCAGCAGAAGGTCTGGAGGCGATAAACCAATACGCGTGGCAAGCCTTCGCGAACCTGAGGGAAGGCCGCGATGCTTTTGCTGGGATCCAGGTCGACGTTCCGCAGCCTGACGGTTCCGTCGTAACGATGACAGGGCGAGAGGCTGTCGTGGCTCATGTGTTGATGGGCAGCCTTGAGGGTGGCGTGATTGGTGGCGGCCTGGGCGGGACGTTCGAGGCGACGAGCGCGACGATCGACCTCGCCCGCCAGGACCGTACCGATCACCGCCTCGAGATCGTCGCCCGAGCTCTGCAGCAGGCCCAGGGCAGCGCACTGCGTGAGCGCGACCCGCAGACGTTCCGCGATCACGTCCAGTCCCTCGTCGACCAGGGCATGCTCGAGGAAAACGTCGAGGTCACCCGAGAAGCCCTGCGCGAGTTCTTTCAGTCCGCAGACGAGGCCGAGGTTGAGGCCGCCTGGGAAAACATCGCAGCGCTGCAGGAGCAGGACGGCGTCGCCTACGAAACGGGCGCGGACTTCCAGATCCCTGTCGCTGACTTTCTGACCTACCTGGCAGGCTCGGCGCAGACGCCGGAGCTGGCGCAGCACGTGCGCTGGAACGAGAAGGACTTTACGGCGGCTGAGATGGCCGACCTGGAGGGCACTGAGGAGCTGGCCCAGCGAGTCGTCGCATCCGTCGCGCAGCGCCTGGACGAAGTCACAGAGGGCGACGAGGTACTTGAGGCGTTCCGCGAGCAGCGCCTTGAGCAGCTCCTGAAGGTGCACCCGCCAGGCATTGCGCAATCGCTGGCAGACTACGCGACGGCCGTCATGGCCGTGCGGCAGCAGCGGCTGAACATGCCCCTGATCGACATCCTCGACCGCGAGGCGGAGCTCCAGATCGTTCCGCCTGGCGACCCGCGCGATCAGCCCTACGACGGCCCGACGATGGAGCAGCGTCTCGAGCGCCGAAGCCTGGAGAGCTTTGTCTCGGACATGCGCGCCGGCCGCGACCGGCTGGCCGACCAGGCGCCCCTGCGCCCCATCCTGTCGCACCTGCGCGACCTGGGCGGCATCGATCCCGACTCTCCTCTGGCCGGCGATCTGCGCAGCATGGGCGTCGCAGCGCGCGGCAAGGGATCGTTTCCTGGGCTGTACAGAACAGGAGGCATGGCGGATCTCGGCGAGATCGACATGGCGGAGCACGCCTGGCTCGGCGCGTACTTCGACGTGGACGACGTCGGCAGCGAAGCAGGCCAGGTAGAGCCGGGCACTCTCGAAAGTCGGCGCGCGTCACCTGAGCAGATCATGGCCGCGATCGAGTCCGAGCTGCGAGGTGAGGCTCTGCGCCCGCCGGAGCTCGAGGAGATGATTGGCGAGGTCGAGGCCGAGCGGGGCCGCATTCGCGACGCGATCGAGGAAGCGGGCCTGTCCCTTGAGGATTCTCCGATGGACGAGATCCTCGACGCGCTGCAGACGCAGGAAGATCCGCCGATGCCGGAGGGCATGCCGGCGCCTGGCGAGACGTTCTACGAGGGAGGGCTTCTGCCTCCCGGCCTGAAGTCCGTTCTGCTTGAGGTCGCGACCACGCTTCCGAAGAAGGCCCCGATCGGGGACTACCGCAGCGCGCTCGAGAAGCAGGTCGAGAAGGGAAACGTCAAAGCCGACGAGCTCGAGTTCTCCGGGCTGCTCGAGTACATGGAGATGGCCGAGGAGCGCGGCGACGAGCTGACCAGGCGCGACATCGTCCAGTTCCTGCAAGAGGGCGGGCTGCAGGTCAAGGTCAACTTGCTGGGCGGTGAGTCGAGTGAGGCGACGAATCTTACTAGCCGATACGCAGCAAACATCCTGTCCGACATTCACCGGTACGACATGCCTGGCGGCTATGTGCGCAACCTTTCGGGGCTGGGCCTGCTGCGGGAAGACCTTCCGCCGTCGCCTTTAATAGACCGTGCTTTGATCGTTTACGAGAATAGCGTTGGCGAGTGGCCGGGCGACCACTCAGAGCCAGTTTTTACAACAAGTCTTTCGCGCTACGACGTTCCCGACCTCCAAGTCGATCTTCAGAACCTCCTGATTGATTACGACCTCAATCTTTCCATCCTCGAGAATCCCGACCTCGTAGGGCGAAGGCGCGCTGAACTCGTCCAGCAGTATCCTAACGGTCGCAAATACATCGACCCCGGCATAGCCCGCGAAAACGATGAGCTGCTCATCCTCATGATGTTGGCGAAGACCAACTTCGCGGACGAATACTTCGCAGCGCTCGATGCGGAGCCTCCGCCAACCCAGGCAGAAAAGCTCGACGGAGCGCCGGAGTTTGGTCAGTACATTAGCGAGGCCGGCTCTGGGTACATGGAGATCCTGGTCACGCTGCCCAAGCGCGCGGACGAAACGCGCCAGCCGTTCACGGCGGGGCACTGGGGGTCAGATCCCGCCGACGTGGTCGTCAGTCTGTTGGCCGAGGAGCGTGACGGGAAGCTGTTTATCTTTGAGATGCAGAGCGACTGGCATCAGGATGGCCGTAAGAAGGGGTATCAGGGTGGA